TAACTCTAGTTACAGGGCTTACTCCATCTGATACAGGTACATAATTATTAACTGTAACCATATAAACTGAATCATCATCAATTCCTGTTAAAACTACAGAACTAACTGCACTTGTTACTGTATTTGTTGCTACTTGTACTAATCCCATTAGCTATCAACTCTCAATCCATAAGTTCTTATAATCATTCCACTTTCCATATTGTTACCTGCATTATTTATTATTTGATAACCTCTTTCTGCTTGTGCAACTGTATGTGCATTAATACCTTTTCTGCTGTCAAAACCACTAGCTCTATCTGTTGCTGATTGAAATGTGTTAAAAGTATAACTTGAACTGTTAAAAGGATTAAAGAAATATCCACTTAAACTACTTGGGCTTTGTGAATTATTACCAAAATTTATTAAATTCATAAAAGTTTTAACAGAATTAGCTTCTTGAAAAGTGTCAAAAGCTCTCATAACAAGAATTGCCCTTAAATAATTACTACTACTAACACTTCCACTTGAATTAATTAATCTTATTCCAAGTGTATCCTCATTTGTGTCTGCTGATAATATATTATTTATTGTAAAATAGTAAATATCAAAATCTGCATTAAATACATTATCAATAGTTATAGAACTAACATCAGATGAATTAGTAGTTTCATTAATTAATCTTAAGTTACTCATACTAAATTTGTTTCACTCCAAAAAGTTTTATAGTGCCTGTCATTGTACCTGAAATTGAAGTAAATCTTATTCCATCTACTGTACTAGCTTGTGGTAAAACACCACCACCAAATCTCATTTTAAAATTAGTTCCCTGTATAGCAGTACTTTGCATAGATTGAAATGAAAATTTTGAACTATCTCCTAAATTGTAAAAGTAATTGTAAGAAAATTTATTATCACCTGCATCAACAAATTGAGTTCCAAATAATCTATTATTTCCTGTGCTTTTACTTTCACCAAAAGTTCCCCCTGCATCTCCATTTTGATAAGCATATTGATAAACACTTGCAGTTTCTAAAACTCCACTTTCATAAAACTGAATACCAATACTTTCTCCTGAAGTACTTTGTCTATCTACTGAAATAGTTGCATAATGAACATCAAATATACTTTCTTGTATTGCAGTAAAATCTACATTTGTTGTTGTTGTGAATGATTGACTAGCAATAAGTTCTAAGCTACCACCCCAACTACCATCTTTAGTTAGTTGTAATATTTCACTAGGTGTGTATAAACCTGTATTCTTTTTTACATCATTTGGTTGTGTTCCAAAGTAAGCCATTCATTAGCTCCTTTAGGTTTGTCTTAAGAATGAAACATTATATTCTGCACTAGAAGCTGCAGAACATAGTCCTTGCAGTTTGTCTCCTGTTTCTAGTGTTACCTTTGTTTGTATTTCAATAGTTGTTCCAAAAGGTAGTGAAACATTGTTTAAAATGTGTCTTAATGTTCCACCAGATTTTGTTACTGATAGATCTATAGTTACATCAGCACTACTTCCACTAACATTAGATACCAGAATCCCAATTACTGTTTCAGTAGTAGAGCTAGGAACTGCATCAACAATATCTCCTGCTGATGTTCCAAGAACTCCCTGAACTGAATGTAATGTATCTGCCATAATTTATTCCTTTCTTAAGATAGAGCTAATACTAATCCTAAAGTTACTCCTGATGGTGCAAGTGCAGCAATATCTCCTGCTGTTGTCTTTTTAAGGTTATTGCTGTCATTAATATCTCCAAACAGTATTTCATCTCCTGATGCTACTGTACCTGAAGTTGCAGAGTTTGGCTTTACACTTAAGCTAGGTGTTCCTGAAGTAGCACCACCTGCCATACCAGAAGTAGAACTTGTGGTAATTCCTAAAATATCTCCTGCTTCTGCTGTTTGCCAACTACTCCCATTCCACATTTTAATTAAATTATCTGTAGTATCTACAAACACAGTCCCCTCAACTTTATTAGTTAAAGCTGTGTTAGCTGCTGACTCTGAGGCATAAATAAAGACTATTGAGTCTTGAATGTCTTGAAATCTAGCTTCTGTTACTAGATCTCCTGTACTCCAATCAAACCAAGCTCCTGCTGCCATATATATTTCTCCTTAATTCTTTTTTAAGTATAACTTATGTTTGTGTCTATTCCTAACTTAGAAACTCCTAGAATCCAAGCTCCTGTTTCTGCAGGAGATAGTCCTATTTGCCAATTCCAAGTCTTGTTTCTAGCATCTACTTTATGCTTTATTCTTTCAATAAACAAATCATAAGTTTCTATGGTGCTAGATGGTGTAGTAACTTTTGCCTCAACAAAGCTACCAATGTCTAATCCTAGTGCTTTAGCCCATAAGTTTGTGTCTTGTTGTGGAGCAAAAGATAAACTTTCAACAGTTGTTTGTGGTATTGAGTTAGCTACTACTTTTTGTTCTGCAATAGAAGCAGCATCACTATCTTGTGTGTTTAATGTTCCAGATTCAGTTAAAACATGAGTACCAAATCTCTCTACTGAATCAGAATCTATAGCAATTTGTGTATTACTACTGCCTGTTCTAGTCCTTTGTACTGTATTAACAATTTTATTATCATCATAAGATGAAACAATATCTACATATGGCAACTCTGATCCACCCTGCCCAAAAGTAGCTGCAGGTGTAGTAGTGTTAGTTAATCTAAAATTTCTATCTCTAAATGTAGCATTACCATTAGCAGCTATAAAAAATGTACCATTTTCAGCTGTTTCCACTTTTCTTAGTGCATTTAATAGATTATCTGTTGTAGATTGTGTAGTAACTTGTAATTGTCCTGTAGATATTGCCTGATTTGAATAACCAAAGCTATCAAGTATGTTTTTAACTCTTACAGAGCTTAATTCTTGTGCTTGAGTAAGTGTAAGCCTAGTAGTAGATCCTAGCTTAGAAATACCTAACTGCCACCCAATACCATCTAAAGTAGCATTAAAAAATAATTTAAAAGCATCTACAACTCTAATTTTTGTACTTGAATCATAACCCTGCCCTGCATACTGAACAGGAAAACTCTCAACAAAACCATGAAAAAGATCATAAGTTGTAGAACTATGAGTAGCCCTGATTCTTAATCTTTTTAATGGTTGTATTTTTGTTCTCCCTGCTGATGAATCAAAGTAATGTGTTGATTGATTAGGAGAAAACCTATTATCTCTATTATCAAGCTCTACAATAGCTGTACCTGTTTGAAAATCTGATAAGTTGCTAACTCTACCTCTTGTTGTTGTAAAGCTTCTTAAGTACTGTGAAACATCAGTAAATGTTTGAGAACTATCTAAAGGATTACTATCAAAAGCTATTTCTACAGTTATAGATACATTAGAATCAAAATTAACAGACATTAATTAACCAAAAAAGTTTTACCCTGTTGTTGCAATTTAGTATTAAATTTTTGTATTGCTTCTCCATCAAGTTCTAAAGTTAAATTAAGATTAGTATCTCCACCAGAGTTATTGCTATTAACATTAGATTGATCTCCTAACACATCTCCATCTACTACTGCTCCATTACCATTACCTGATAAAGCATCTAATAAGCCTTTGTCAATAAAATTAGGTGGCAAAAGTTTAGATGGATCTAAAGTTGGAGGTGTAAATTTAGTAGTAGGAACATCATCAAACAAACCTGCTTGTGCTGCTGCTAATCTTTCAGCAGCTTTAGCAAAATTGTCTAGCTCTTTTGCTCTGTCATTTAATCCTTGCAATTCTGCTAATTCACTCATTAACCCAAGTCCTATAGCTAAAAATGGATTTGCTGCATCTGCTTTATTTGCAATAGCCATGAACTCCTCATCAGCAGCTAATTCTTTAAATTCTTCAACTTTTTCATTAAGTAATATGAATTTTTCTGCTTGTGTAGCTAATGACTCTGTAGTTTCATCAATTTTTGGAACTAACTCTGCTTCTACTTCTGCTAAATCAGCTTTAGCATCTCTTAATTCCTCTGATTCTCTTGTTAATTCAAACTCTATTAATCTAAGTTTTTCTTGTGCTACTGCTAACTCCTCAGAGACATTAGCACCCTGTTGCTGAAAAAATAATAATTCTGCTATTTCTTTTGTTAGTTCTTTTTTCTGTAAGGCTTCCTCAGCAGTAGAAAGAGCTTCTTTTCTTTGTGCTTCTGTTAATCTATCTTGAGCAGAGGCAAGTTCTGCAGCTTTGTCCTCTGTAAATTCATTTTCATCATTTAAAAGATTCATAAATTTAAGATATCTTTCAAGTGTTGGTAATGTCTTTTTGTTTAATAAAGTTTGATATTTGTCTTGTGCAACTCTATTTATATTAAGAAATGATCTATTAACTGTTATTTCTTTATTTAAAGAGGAGTATGCTTTTTCTTTCATTCTAAGTACATTTGTAAAATCTTGTGAAAAACCAACAGCATTAAAAATATTTACAGAGTTTTCATTTAAAACTTCATTATTTTCTTTAACTGCTTTATTAAAATCCTCAATAGCTCCCTCCTCCTCTTTAATAACTCTTTGTCCTAAAATATATCTTTTAATAAAATCTGTAAATACATCAGTGCCTTTATCAGTAAGCTCTGCTGTAGTAGTAATTGCATCTCCAACTAAACCAAATGCACTAATAACAGCAGGAGCAACAGTATCTACAAAACTATTAAAATTACCTAACAACTCTGCTGCTGCAGGTAAAAGTTCTGCACCAACTTGCTCTTTTAATTCTGCTGTAGCAGCTCTTGTTTGTAACATCTGTGCAGCAAATCCATCAGCTTCTCTTTCAGCATTACCAATCTGTACAGAGGCTTTTTGAAATAATAATTCTGTAGTGGCTAATGCTTTTTCTTGTCTAGTAAGTGCATCTGCTGATTTCTTGCCTGTCATCTCAAAAGCTTTTGTTTGTACTTCTGCTTCTGAAATAGCTATACCATAAGTTTTAAGAGCCTCTCTTTCTCCAACTATTGCTGATTGAAATGCTCTTAGAACAGGCTCAGCACCTGCTGCAATGTTATTAAAAGATGCTATATCTCCAGACAAGCCAAATAATCTTGATGATAAATCTGAGGCTTCATTTTGTGTAAAACCCATACCCTGTGCAACAGCACCAAATACACCTATTAATTGTTGTGCTTCTGATGTAGTTAATCCAAATAATTGTGCATTTCTTTGTAATTGCTCTGTTAAATCTGCAGCTGCACCTCCAAAAGTAGTTCCAAAAGCTGCTGCAGCTTCTTGAGCAGAACTTGCTGCCATAACTGAATCTCTAGCAAAATCAGCTAAAGCTCTAGCAGCAAATATAGATGCACCTGCTACTGCTGCCTTACCTAGTCCAGACATACCTGCAGCAAATTGAGCATTTGATTTAGATGTATTATTAACATCAGTATCTAATTTTTTTGATGATTTAGATACTTTATCTAAGCCTCTGGAAGTCTTATCAGCTCCAGAAAGCTTCAAAAACATTTCTAAAGTTGCTCTAGCCATTATCTCCTCAATTTTGCTCTAGCATTAGCTTCTGTTCTAGCCTTATGCTCTTTTTTATTTCTATCTATGTAGTATAACTTCCAAGACTCAAATTCTTGCATACTCATAGACTTTCTTAGAACATCAACTGTCATGCCTAAATCTAAAGCTAGTCTAAATTCAAAAGCCAACTCTGTACTATTCTGGAAACTCAGAGGCTATATTAGCCTGATCCTCCTTAGTCCAAGCCATACACCTATAAATGCCTATTAATATTTTGTCTATTATTGCAGGTGTAGCTTTACTATAGAACTCCTCAACTTGATCTAAATCATCTAGTTGTGGCTCTTTTAAGCCTTTGAGCAAAAGGTGTTTTTCAAATAAGACTTCATCTCTAACATCATCTACCTCTGAAAGTTCATTGATTTCAACAGTATCAGCTTTAGTTAAACCTGTAACTAATACAGTTGCTTTCCATTCAGGAATTTCAACTTCTTTTTCAGGTAAAGATGGTGCATTAGATATATCATCTAAAGTAAGTCTTTTCATGATTACCTCTTTCTGTTGTGAATTACTTAATTTATATTCTAAGCAGTTCCCTCAGTTACATCTCCACTAACTTGAAAACTTGCAGAAAATGATACAGCTCCTCCAACATCTGGTGTTCTATCATAACTTGTACAAATAGCATTACCTGATGCTTTTGGATTGCCTCCTGTAGTTCCTATTGGATAGAACTCAAAAGATCCTGCTGCAGTTCCAACTATAGCTTTGAGATAACCATCAACAGTTGCATCAAAAGATCCAGATATAGTGATAACAGCATCTTTTAGTCCTGCTACATAAGCTTTAGAACTATTAGAAAATGCTGAAACTTCAGCTACATCAGCAGTTTTAGATATAGATACATCTGTTAAAACATTAGAAATATCTCTTAATGTTCCTCCAGAATCATCTATTTTAAATACTGCACTTTTTCCATGTGTAAATGTTGGCATTTATCCTCTCCTCTTTCCTTAATTTATCCTTGTGCAAATCCTACTGCTGCTGTTATGCTACCAGATCCACCAAAGGTAAGAACTGCTCTTGCATATCTTGCAGGATTACTTGCACTTGTTTTTAGTTCTGATGTTGTTCCTGTTGCCTGAGTAAATGTAATATAATCAGAAAAAGAAGCATTATCAGCACTTGTTTGTATTTTAACATCTAAAGTTGGGCTACCACTACTTACTGTACAATGCAGAACTCCTGCACCACCATTTGTACCTGCAGCTGCAAAATCTACTGATGTTTGATTACTTGTACTTGATACAGCAGTTGGTGTAAGTAAAGACTTACCATTATAAGCATCTCCACTAAATTGAAATGCTACAGCTACTGCAACTATTGATCCTACATCTGCTGATCTATCATAAGATGTTTCTAATGTAGTGCCAAAAGATACAGCATTCCCTCTAGTATATCCTATTGGTGCAATAGAGAATGCTGCCCCAGATCCTCCCAACTGAGCTAAATACTCAGCATCTGAATCTGGAGATGAAGTTTCAAAGTAACCAGAAAGAGTAGCTGTGCCATCTTTTAATCCTGCTACATAGCTTTTACTAGAGCTAGAAAATGTAGAAGTTTCTGTTACATCTGCTGTAAGTGATAAGGAGGCATCTGTTAATGTTGTTGAAAGATTAGTATTATCTAATAATATTACTGCATCTTTACCATGTGAAAATGTAGGCATTTACTCCTCCTCCTCTTTCATCATTTTACTATCAAACTTAATTGCTGCATTGTTCTTAATTAATGCTTTAGCCACTTTATCAGGCAATTCTAAGACTTCTCCTGCTTCAGCTCTTACTTCTTTTTTGTTTATTGGAAAATCACTTCCAATTAATATTTTTACTTTCATGCTATTACCTCTACATTGAATGTTACACCAAGATAGCTTGTACCCTGTGTAACTTCATACTCTCCATAATCAGTTGCACTTATTACTCTAACAGACATTGCTGCCCCTCCCAAAGTTGGATCTCCCTCAATAGCAGCTTTTATTGATGTTGCTCCTGATGAAGCTAAGTAAGCATCTACCTCATCCTGTGAAGTTTGAGCATCTATTCTTGATATATAAACAACTATTGGTATTTCATAAGTATCTGCACCTCTGCCCATTGTTGAATCATAATTTAAAGTGTTTAAAGGTGCTACAAGTGCTATTGGAGGTACTATATAATCTGGCACAAACTCACTTGCAGTAAGTCCAGATATTGTTTCTAATCTTGTTTTTAAGCCATCTCTAATACTTGTTAATAAAGCCATTACTTAACACTCCTAGCTATATCTCTTGCTATTAATCTTAACATATCCTCTGCACCCTCTTTAATCTCTTTTTGTTTCTCATAAACAACACCACCAATGAATGGCTTCATCTTTAAACCTCTCTTAGATATTGCTCTAGCAACAAGAAAAGGATTCATCTTAGGTTGTCCTCTCTTAGCCCATTTAGCTAGGCTTGATCCCTCTTGATATGGAGGAAAAAATGGCTTTGTTCTTTTTATTGGGCTAAATCCTCTATATATTGGCTTACCATGAATAAAAGGTGCATAGTTAAGATCTGTAGCTAATTTAAAGCCCTCAGACATTCTAAGTCTATTTGTGTTCCCTAGTTTAGCTGTAAATACTGATCTCCTAGTCTTACCTGTGTTTTTGTTTCCTCTACCTGCTTGTGATCTAGGAGATGGCTTGTTTTCTAGTGCATTTAAAGAATCTTGTTTAAGTTCTCTTGCTAAGTCATTAAAGAAGTCATTACTTCTCTTATTCCAAATAGATTGTGAATTAATAGATCTACTAAGATCTAAAGCTCCATTTAGTGTTAGTTTCATAGATCATACTGTCTATTGGTATTTATAGCAGTAAGTCCAACATATGGTCTCCCTGATGCAAGAGTTATTGTTGTTTTCTTAAATGTTTTAACTAAGTTCTTAACATCTGGATCTAATTCTGATAAAAATACCACAGCAGGTTGTCCTGTTTCTGGATTACCAGAAAAACCCATTGGGCTATTTTTTCTCTGAAAGAATCTTGAGGCTTGTATTAATGTTGCTTGTGCAACTGCAGCAGGAACAGCATTTGATCCCTCTTGTATTGGGCTACCAAACTTAGCTGTAATTGATAAACCCTGTCTATGTTCTGTAGGTAAAACTTTACCTGATTTCTCTATAGCCATAATTATTTTAGTAAATGGCAATATAGGATCTAATTTATCTGCATTATAAGGAGCTAAATAATAATCTGTATTTAAAGTTAATGTTTCAGCAACTGAGCCATCAGCATTAAGTGTTTTAACTATAAGCCCTGTAGTTGTTGCAATATCATCAATATCTGCATAATCCATGAATTCACAATCATACAATCTAGTTTCTACTGCAGCAGATATAGTAAATTGCCTACCACAGTAAGCATCAATAGCAGCAGAAGCTGCATCTAGTGCATAATCTAAATTTGTATCTTGTGTTGATCCTGATAAGCCCATCCAAGTCTTTAAGGTGTTCTTATCTACATATTGATGACTCAATATCTAACTCCTTTTAATTACTTATTTTCTGATGGTTTTACAGCTTTTGTTTTAGGTGCAGCAGCTTTTTTAGGTGCAATCTTAACATCAGGTACAGGATCTCCCATACTTGCTATTAGAACTCCACTTTGGAATGGGCAATTTTTGCCTTTACCAAACTTACCTGTGGCACTATCTTGCCAAACAAAATCTGATTCTTTTTCTATAAACTTCATATTTTTATTCTCCTCATGGAAAGCAGAGCCAATCACTTCATTACTCATAATAAAAGATTGACTCTGTTTATTTTCCATATTAATTATCTATTATTCAATATCATTAATTCTTGTGAAAGCTTGTGGCTTATACACAGCTAAAGCATATCTTAAAGATGCTTTAACAGTTAATATATCTTTGCCAAAGTCCCCATCTGCAGCAGAATCTGAAATTTGTAATTCCATTCCTCTCCTGAAAACATGGTTAGCAGCTAAAGATCCACCAAACTTACCTACAACTACATCAATAGTAGTAGATACAGCTCCACCAATTTGTGATGATTTAACAACAGGCAATCCCCAGATAGTTGGGCTTCCTGCTTGTGCAGAAACACCTAACATAAAGTTATTGTTGCCATCAACTTGTCCTGCTAATGCTTCATAAGCAGCAGGAGACATCAAGATAGCATCTGGAGCTAATTTTCCATTAACTTCAATATCTTTAATACCCTGTAGGATTGTTCTTAATTTACCACCTGCATTTGCAGGATATGCTCCTGCTGTGTAAGTGATTGTATTAATTCCTGTTTGTTGTGTAAGTCCTTTAATATCTGGAGCTACACCACCACCAACTAGGAATTGTTTTTCTAACCTTTGCATTACATGATTTGCTAATCTGCCATCAAAATATGCTCTAGCTCCTGCTTGATCCTCAAGCAACTCTGCTGTTATAGGCAAAGTTGTGATAAATTTTCTTACAGGTGCTGTAACAGCACTATAAGTAAAAGCATCCTCTGGAGCTGCAGCAGCTTCTGCTTTTTCTGCAGCATTATTTGTTGCTGATTCTTGCAAAAAGTAATAGGTTGTTTGATCAGTATTTATAGAATCTACTAGATCTAATGCAGGATTAGGATCTGGCTCTATAGCAGGTATAACCTGACTATAAACAGTATCTCTAGTCCAAACAGAAGTAGTCATAGTAGTTTTTGCCTCAAAAGGCACATTCTTTATACCATGATCAACAAAAGAACTATAAGCTTTTGAATCTAAGAATTGTTGTCCAAGTGATTTTGGAGCTTCAACTTCTGGCTCTCCATATACAGGCATTCCAGAAACTTTTTTAGAAGCTTCCATATCATCATTGTTAGCATTCTTTACAGATTCAAGATCCTGTAATTCAGTAATCTTGTCTCCTAAAGAAGCTAATTCATCATTTCTACTTTTGATTTCCTCTTTTTGATCTGATGAAAGTTCAGACATATCCTTAACAGAATCAAAAATTCTAGCAAGTTCCTCTGATTTAAGAGCCTTTTCAGCTCTTATTTCTTTTAATGTTGCCATTATTTTCTCCTATTAGTTATTTTTCATAATGTTCTTTTGAACATCAATGAATAGCTCATTATCTTTAACAGGATCATATCCATACTGAGCAACAACATCATCCAATTTAGAATAAATTGCATTAAGTCCTGCTATGTATGTAGATACCATCTCTGTAGATTTCTGGCTAAGTGTCTTTTTTTCAGAGTTTCTTAAGGAAGCAAGATCCTCAATCCTCTCTGTGAATGCCTTTAACTCCTCAAGAGAAGCTACAGCATGTTCTCCAAGTCTCATACCCTGTTGGGATGATTTACTGATACCTGTATCAGATTCACTTGAAATCTCTAAATCTTTATTCATATCTTTGGCACATTTGCCATCTTTACCATAAGTACATTTTTTCTTGCCATATTTCTCATCTATGCACTCATCATCTTTTACTTCCTCAAACTCTGTATCTATTTCATCTATTTTTTCATCTGGATCATCATAAGACTCTAAGCCTGATTTAAGAGCTTGTACAAAGCTATTCTGTTGTGATCCTACTAAAACAGGAGATACTTCCCAGACTTTTACATCTTGTAGCACTCTTACAGGTACTTCCTCTCCTTTAGAATCAATATGTGATCCCTTTTCAGATTTCATTACTTGAAATCCATAACTGAATTGCTGCATATCTTGCATAGCCTTTACAGTTTCATAAGCTTCTTTACCTGCTTCTGTTTCTAAAAAATATCCTTTAAACACAGCTTTTTGATTATCTGTTTCTATGATTCCTCTACCAATTACTTTACTCCAATCATGATTCCATACTAATGGCACTTTATTGCCTGAATATCCTGATCTTAAAGCATTAGCTTTAGTTACATCATTATCACTATCAATAGTCTCAAATAATGAAAAAACTGCCTCTATGTATCTTGTATCTCCATCCTCTTTTAGCTCTATAGGAGCATTTTTATAAGATAGATTCTCTGGTCTTTCTATTTCATTCATCTATTACCTCAATATAAGCTTCTGTACATCTACAATTAGCAATCAAGCTAATTGGAGCATTAGGATCTCTAGGAGCATCCAACTTAATACCATTATACAGATAAAAACTATTCAGAGGAACTCTTTGATTGTCTAACTCAAAATGTGCTTCTCTAACAACTCCATCTCTCCTAGATACCCACTCTTTTTCTAAAGTTTTGCCTGTAGCTTTTGCAGCTCTTTGCTGACTCCAAGAACTTATCTTACCAACCTCTGTTCTAGCTATATTCTTAGCTCTACCTAAGTTCTGTCCTCCTAAAACTACATTTATCTTTTTAGATAACTCATTAAAGAATCTATCTCCATCTGGTGTTCCTGCTACAGGATTTACTATTCCTAGATCCTCAAACTCTTTTATTGTCTTTGTTATCTGTGTAGCAATTCTTTTCTTTGTAGTTGCATTTAAGTCATTCATAACTTTCTTAGCATTATCTTGCACAAACCCTGCTGCTTGTGAATCTTGAAACAATGATCTTACTTCTGCAGGAACTTCTCTTTGTCCTCTATAAAAGCCATTATCTACAATTTTTTTAAGTGTTCTGCCCTCTGGTAGTAATCCAGATAAAGTACCAAATACTGTTCTTATTGCTTGTTCCTCATCTACTTGCACTCCTAGATCTACAGGATCTGCAGCTTTAAAGTTTTCTTGTGCAGGAAAAAGATTATCCCAAGTTCTAACTGACATATCATCCCCAAGAGAATAAAACAATGGTAGTAACTCTTTATCAAACTTAGATTCATTTAGGAATATATCTACATTAGTTTCTAGTGCAGCTAAGTCATGACTAGCTTTAGCAACATTAGATAAAGCTCTTTTTTGCCTATTAAGTTCTTTTGCATAGATATTAGCCATATACTCACTCCATGAGTTTTCTAAACCATTAATAGCTTCCCAGAGTTCTTTCTTTTCTATCTCTGATCTGTAATGCTTTACTGTAGGTAATCCTAAGATTTTTACTGTAGGCTCTTGCCATCCATATAGTGGAAAGTCAATACTTTTGTTTTCTTTAACTTTCTCAGCTTCTTTAGTTGCCCAATTAGAAGCTCTCATCTTGTTAGATTTAGATATGTCTCCACCCCATAACAACCAAGCTACTTGCCCTGCTGTTGGTCTATCACTATTTCCATTAAGATAATCATTAGCTTTATCTGAGTCTAAGTCTGCCTCATGCCTAGCAAACCAAGCTGCCATTCTTACAACTTTGTTATCACTAATCTTTCCATTAGCCATTTCTCTAGCTTCTCTTTTTGTTTTATCTGTTAAACCTGATCCTGCATATTCAAGTAAATCTAATCCTCTTTGTGCATTCTTTTGTATATAACTAGGAACTTTATCTACTTTTGTTTCTACTTCTAAATTTATTTCTTTCTTTGTGCTTTTAGGATGATTCTCAGGTAGTAGATCTGTATCAAAAGCTCTATTTCTAAATCTGCCTGAACTTAATGCTCTAATAAAAGTATTAACTCTTGCTAATGCCCATTGATCTGAACTAGTAACATTTGGTCTTACTGATTGTGGATTGGTATTATATGCACCTACTCCTCTTTCAAATACTTGTTTAAGCATTGAATAAGTTGCTCTATACTTTGGATCTTTGTCATTATGCTCTGTAACTTTATCTCTTAAAATCCCCTCTATCCTCTTAGAAACTGCTTTAACCTCTATCTCCTCAGAAGTTTCAGCATGATACATAACTACATCATCTCCCTCAACAGGAACTTCAGCTACCATCATATTTCTTATGAAGTAATCTCCATCATCAAGAGCAGATAACTGATTAGCTTGTCTTGCTTCATTGACTGTTACAAACCCTGCATTAAATCCTGTTACTATTCTTTGCATAGTTGCATCCTCATCTTGTGATAAGGCTCTAACATCTGAAAGATCATATTTAAAGCAGTAATCTGTATTATCCTCAAAATCTTGTATTAATAATTGTTTTGTAAATTCATTAGCAAAGTGATTCCACATAGGAATAAGCTTTTGTTCTGTAAAGAACTCTCTAAGTTCTTTTGCATTAGAGTATGTTGCTCTCTCTAATCCAGATCCTAGTCCTGCTAATATTGCAGGAACACCTAATACAGCAGATATTCTTTCCTCATTAATGTATCTAAGTTTGCCTATCTCTAAATCTTTTGGGCTAAAGGAAAGAGTTTTTATATCTACTTCTCCACCAGATATAACTAATGGTCTCCCTCTATTCTCTCCTCCAAATCTCCTACCAAATACCTCAGCTATGTTCTCTGCTTCATCACTTGTCATACTTAAATCATTCTTTGGAGATATAACAACACTAGGAACACCTGTATTCTTTACTAATGCTGCTCCCATCTGTGAAGCTGCAGCATCTCCTAATACTTCTACCATTACAGATCTAAGAGGTGCTAACCCTCTCCTGTGATTTCTAGGATCTATTCTCTCTCTAAGATGTATCATATCCTCTGGCAATATTGTCATTGTGTTGCCTTTTTGCTTATATTCATACTTAGTTATTAACTGTTCTGTGTTTCCTTTTACTTCAACCATCTCTGGTAGTAAAGGTATAAGTTGTATTACTGCTCCTGATTCATTTCTAAGTTTAAGTAAGAAAGCATCTCCAGATACAGCAACAGAAGTAACAATATAGTTATTTAGTAGTGATGCTGTCATATTAGGATTAGGATTCTCTAAAAGTATTGCAGCAGGATGCTTATCTATGTATTCATCCCCCTCTTGATTCTTTAAATATACCTTTAATGGTGGCTCACTAAAAGCTGTACCAAGTACATTTAAACAAGCAAGAGCTGCTGAATTACCCTCTGGAGACATTTGATTGACTCCACTAAAGTAACCTGCATCTGTATTAAATGGAAAGACTACTTGTGATGTTGGATATTGCCCAGATTTCTTTTCTGTTTGTACTTCCTGAGCAAAGAAGCCTCTAATATTATCTCTAATTCCCAATTAGTTTACACTCCAATTTGTCTTTCTAACTATCCCAAACCTAGCTGCATAAGCTAAGGCATCTACCATATCATCATGAGATCCACTAGATGGAAAGCTAGTTAATTCTCTTTCAAATTCTACAAGCCATTTAGCATTTTTCAAAAACCATATTGTGCCATTTTCTACTCCTGCAGCAGCAGGTACAGCTCTAGCAGTTTTTGACTTATCTGCCTTTAAGTTCCTTATTGGCAAACCCTGCCTCCTAGCCATCTGAATAATACCAAGACCAAAACTAGAATCCTCCACTCCCAACCAAGACATATTGTATTCTACAATCTTTGATTCTATCTGTGGAAGTAACTCTGGAGCTTCTAGTCTAGCTCTGAATACATCCATTACTAATAGCTTACCACTAGGAGTAGATCCAACTGTTATTATTACTGAATAATCAGCAGTCTCTTTAATACTTAGTGCTGTGTCCATAGTGCCAAATATACTTAGCTCACTATGCTTTACTACTTCATCTCCTAACACATACTCTGGATCATCTGCTTCAATAGTGTCATAGTACTTAAACCATTCTCTTTTAAACATGTGTCCTACTTCTGTAAATTCTGCTAAGAACTCCTGTGCATACACCATAGAGCCTAGCTCCTCTCTGGCTTGTGCTAACTCATCTTTGTTAATTCTAGGAGATTGCTCTGTTGGATAATGAAATACTTTCCAATCAGCTCTCCTTTTAGCATTGTCAAACAACTCATAAAACCAATTCATGCCATTTGGTGTAGATATAAATAAAGCTTTGCCTAAGCTATCAGATAAGATTGGTCTTACTGTGTCCCATGTTTCTTTATCTTGATAAGCAACCTCATCAAAGATTATAAGAGATATACCACCTGCACCTCTAAGAGTTTCTGGTTTGTTAGCTGATTTTATCTGTATAGATCCACCATTAGCTAATACTATTCTTTTCTCTACTTCTCTAGTTTCTGCATAGTCCTCTGGTAACTGTCTTACTAAACTTTTAAGATTAAGCCAAGACTCTAAAGCCTGTGGATATACAGGAAAGATAATCCAAACTTTTAAACCTTTTAATGCTTGATCTACTGCACTAACTAAACTAAGTGTAGTTTTACCCCATCTCCTGCCACATACAGCAATAATAAACCTATGTTCATCTAATGCTTTTATAACTTCTAATTGTCCAGAATGTAGATCAGGTGGAGTAGCCTCAATAATCTGGCTCATCATCCTGCTCCCAATCCCACTTAAACTTAATCTGTGGTTGTTCTATGTGATTTACTGTTACTTGAGGTGTTCCTAAACCATAGATCTGACTAATCATCTTATAGCAAATATCTAATAATCCTTTTAATTCTGTAGGATTCATAGAAGCTAAATCCCTTTCATTTATTTCATTAATAATTCTAAATATTACAGGTTTAAGCTCATCAGCTAGATCTCTTGCAGTTTCTCCTACTTGTGCAAAAACTTCCCCAATTATCTGTTCATTTAGCATTTTATTAATAGCTTTTACTCTATCTTGCCATTGATTCTTAGAGGATATTTGATAGATTCTCCTCTCTGTCAAACTGAAGTTTTCTGAAACTTTTAGTAAAGTTCTACCTGCACCTAAAGCTAAATAGTATTGAAATCTTTTAAAATCAACATTAGATTCTCCTACTTGTTGTTGATTTGGTAAAGCTAAAGACATATCATCTATGTAATCCATAGATTTAGTATAACCTAACTTCTATTATTACAATGCAAACTACAACCACAGCAAAGATAAGTACAATTACACTTCATTAGTGTCCATGCATCATAGCTTCTACATAAGCAATTCTATTTTTAAGATCATCTATTTGCCAAGTTTCAAGCTGATTTGTTTCTAAAATTGTTACTTTCTTAAGCAAATCTTGCCATTCCCACTTCATTAGCTCATAAGATTGTGAATCTTGAGATGGATTATTTAAATCAGAAATATACCTAGCCTGAAAGTCCTCAACTTTCCATTCAAGATCTCTTACTTCTGTTTCTAAGTTCTGGTAGTTTGCTCTAAGTGTTGTTAATTCTGTTTCTAAATACTCAGCATTGTAAGCAACTTGCTCTAATTGATATATCTTTTCATATAATATTGCAATATCATTAGATACCATTGTCTCTGATTTAAGTTGCTCAAAATCATATTCTATATCATTCATTCTGTCATCTATGTTTGTAAGTGTATTTATTACAGCTCCTAAGCTTTGCACACCTGCACCAATAGATCCCATAAGAGTTATAGCAGTAACTACAATAGCTAAATTATCTTTTATTTTATTTAACATTAGCCACCAACTTTAAACAAGATTTCTCTAATAACTTCCTCAATAATAATTAGGTTTTGATTAAACCCAACTATTGATTCTTGATAGGCACTAACTTGTGCTTTTAGAGTTGCTACTTCTTGTTGCATATCATTTACTGTTTTAAATAACCATCCAACTAAAGCAGCTAAACCACCCTGTAAAATCTGACTTAAATTTACTGTTGCTTTCATTACATCACATTGTTAACTAATACTACTAAAGCAGATACAGCTACAATCCAACCTGAAAGCTCTGATCTTGAAATCTTTTGATTAACTTTCTCATGCACTTGATCTATTCTTACATTAATCTTTTCTTGATTAGAAAGTATTAAAATAAGCAGCTCTTTGTTGCTCATGCCATTATCTGCCATATAACTAATTTAGAGGTAAAACACAAAATAATGAAATTCTAATGTTTTCTTTTGCTCCCTTTTCTAAGATCCAAGCAGCTTTTAAATTCTTAGGAAAAAACTCTATTGTGCCATATCTCCATCTAATACTTTTTGTTTTAGGATCTATTATTCTTTCATCAGTAGGTATAACAAATTTAACTTTTTGACTCTTTTTATATTCAATCCCCTGATAAATCATTTCCAAAGTTTTCCCTGTAGTGCATTCTTTTAGCAATTTTTCTGTAACTAGATTTATCTAAAGCATTCATAAGAAGTTTATCCTCATCATCTTGCAGATTTACATAGAATACATGAAAGTAATTAATTAATGTTTCTACAGGCTCATCATGAAATGTTGTTGATCCTTTTTTAGTAAGAGTATGTATGGCAAAATTTCCATCAAGATTCATTGTTACTTCTACAACTGTAGGCATACTTTTTAAAACACAGGTAAATTTTACTCCTCCTTTATGTGATCCATAGATAGGATGTTCATATTGTGGATATATTTCCTGTACCTTATCTAACTTATCAATAAGAGTTCTTTCATTATTAAGCAATAAAATTATAGACATATAGCCTATGTTTATATCATCAGCAGCATATTCCATTTCTACCTCTTATATTAAATTCTTTACTAGCCATTCCTATTCTGCCTTTTTGTCTTTCCATAATGTTATAATGTTTTTCTAAACAATCACATAAATTCTGATCTAATAAAACTCTTTGATTAAATTGTATCTTTTTTAATGGTATTCTGTATGATTTCTCTGCAATATTTGTTACTAACCAATCACTTTCAATCAAGTCAATGTTTAAACCGAAAAACCTATTAGGAACACAGTTAAGAAATATTAATCCTGCTTTTTCTCCTTTTTGTTTTAAACTATCTATTTTGCTTTTAGAAATATATGCAGTACTTAGATAAGATACATCAAAATTATGCCAATAACCAATAACCTGTAGCTCCATAAAATACAATGTATCAGATATTTTGCAAACAAAGTCCTCTGCAAAATCCTCCTCATCTTTAATTATTTCCCAATTATTAGCATTACATATTTCTTGCCAATATGGTCTAGCTTTGTATTTATCATAAAAATCATACTCATCTGGTATAAAAACTCTCCTATTGTTCTGATTTGGCATATCTACCCCAACAATGCTTACTGCTATTCCAATGATGCCATCCATCATAATAAGAAAGCCACCTAGCAGCTTTTACATTAGTTTCTGGATCATACATATCTAAGTCTTTATTATATATATCATCCTCAAGCCATTTCTCAGTTCTATTATTAAATTGAAATAAACCCTGATCAAAAGATCCATCTCTGTTATATCCTGTAGCTTTATAATATCCAGAGCTTTCACAATAAATAACAGTTAATGCAAGAGCTTCATCCTCTTTAAAGTGGATATTAACTAATGGAATCCACTCCTGCACCTGCTCTATTAACTTACATTGATAAGGAACTCTGTATAGATCTTGATAGGTATCAATATCAAAATCTACCTTACCTAACAATGAACAAGTTAATAAAAGTTCTATCATCTAGCCCATTCTAAGATATAAGCTTTATGCTTTCTAGGTGTCCCATTAGCATTTAACTTAGCTTTCTGCTTATTGTTACAATCACAATCCATAAGATAAATTGTAGAATTATAATCAGCTTTTAGCCTATTTATAGCTTTTCTTAGATTGCCACTTTTAGCAAACTCAGAATCTAAAGTACAAATAAATCCCTCAAGTTCTAAAATATATCTAATTTTTCTAAATTCTGATAAATTCTTTTCTTGAGCAATAATCTGTATATTAGGTAAAGGCTTACTCCTGCCAAACATTTTAAGCATTTATTCCCCTTTATCTGCATCACTTATTGCCATAGTTGCTATATCTTGTATTTTGTTTTTAACAGATTGCAAGTTATTAATAGATACATCTGTCTTACTCATGTTCATAGCTCCTAAAGCTTGAGCAGTATAGTTTCTAGCTAGATCAAGATCCTGTTTTGCTATATTCAAAGCAAAATCTTTTATATTATCCATTATTGCTTGTGTTTTATCAGTTATATCCTCAACCAATCCCTCAGCTTCTAGCTCTTTAACTTTTTGATCTAAAGTTTTCTCTTTTGGTGCAGCTTCTTTACTAGGAGCTATCCCAATCATTTCCTCAGCTAAAGTAGATTCAGAGAATACAATTCTTAAGCATCTACCATTAGCTTTTGTATTAGCCATCTCAAACCAAGAATTATGGTCTTTACTTGTTTGCTTTGCATAGGCTACAGCTTTTGGCTCTGTATCATCTTTTGTTTCATAGAATGAGCTTTTAAATATTACCCAATCATCTCCATATCCAATCATTTCTGCAATTAATCTGCATTCTGGATATTGTTTATTCATTTTGCTGATGAGTTCATCAACAGTTGTATAGTCCTCTAAGAACTTAGGCATTTGTGCCATTTTCAACCTCCATTTTAGTTTTACCAATATATTTCATATTTTTACAATTATCCCAAGTTGCATTGCCCCATGCTGCAGATTCTGCAACTTGAAAGCCCTCATCTGTTTTATAAGTATATAAATTAATTTCAGGCTTATCTATGTTCCAATATAAAAATCTATATTCCCACTTATACTTATTTTTTCTTTTAAGTGGGTACATTAGAATATATTATTTTTACTAAGGATCTCTCCTCTGTGTAGTCTTTGCTCAAAGTTAAACTTATTATGTAGAAGTTTCTCCTCTATCCATAAGCTTAAATAAGCTAAAGTCATTATTATTGATAGCAACCCATAAGCTGCTAGTCCTAGATAGATCCATTCTTGAATCATCATATAGTTACCTCCTAATCAACTAATTAATAATTATTGTCTCATGTATTTGTCATAAAGTCAATGACCAAATTAAAGATAATAAGCTCAAGCCCTGTTACTAGGCTTGAGCTATATTTAACAAGTGTTGTTGTTTTTGTTATATGTGGAACTAACCCTGTGCCACTCCCTCCCAAAAACCAGAATACTAAATTTAGTAGCATTTAAATATGTGGAGTAATAGGCTATAACCCTAGTTTAATGAGGTGCAGCTAATCCTCTGGTGTTAGATCCTAATCAACTATCTCTTTCTGTAAGCTACAGAAATAATTTACTTGTGTTTAACACTATAGAGAACACTTAAGACAAAAAGAGATAAATTGATAAATTGTTCCAGATCAATGGTAATATTATTAAGAGCAGGTAGAGATTTACATATACTCCCTTTGTGTATGTTCATTTTAGCCCTAATCAACCTCCACCTGCTTAACAAAAAAGAGGAGATACAAATCTCCTCTTTCTTGTTTCAGTTACATAAAGGAAAGCTATTGCTAGTCCTCCTATTGTCCCCTCTTATTCTAACTTACTTTTTTCTTTGCATAAGTCTTTATTACAGCTAAAGCTGCACCACCACCAGAAATAGCAGCTAACTGTAAAGCATTAGCATCTACTCCTACAAGTGGAGATATGGTTAAAGCACCAATAAATGCTTCAACAAAAGTCCAAATAGCTCTCTCAAGCATATCTTTCATATCATCTGACATAACTCACTCCTCCTCTTTCATTCTTGTTTGTATTTTTTTAAATTGAACACATCTTTTTTTTATACATACAAAAGCATGGTTAATTAATTCTAATTTTTCCTTACAGGAATTACATATTATATTCATAATTGTTGATGAGTTAAATTACTTAACTTGCATCCCTTTAAGTATGATTGCTTGTCTAAGAGCTTTAACTTCTGCTTTTAAATGTTTTATTTCTGTAGATAATATATCCATTATATCCTCCTGATTCTTAGAAACTTGAGATATATTTACAACATCATCTGTTGATTTATTAGATACTATATTTCCATCAAAGTTTTTATAAGTTACAGTTACTTCCTCTCCAGAAAGAATTGCATCTTTCACAATAGGATAAACTTGCTCATAAGCAGCTCTTGATGCTCCTCCAAACCCATCTTTCTGAGTTTTTGTTAGCAAGAGACATCCTTTAGTGTCTATTGGGCTATTGCCTACATGCCATAATATCCACTTATAATTAGGAACATTTCTTACCCAAATCATACCTTTATGCCATTCAGCACCATACCTTTTTAAATATCTATTGTGAAAACCACCATCAGCTCTTAATTCAAGTTTATATGTACCTGCAGGAATTCTTGTAGAGCCATGAATTTTAGTTGGATTATATTGATCCTCTATGGTGTATGCTAAAAAGGATCTTACATTATCTGTTACATCAAATAGCAATCCAGAAGTGAAATCTTTACCACTATTAAATCTTAATACTTCAAGTTTCATTATTTACCTTATAACCTTAATATAGTCCCACTTAGCCTCTCCTCCAATTACAAAAGTAAGCATTCCTGCCCTAGATCTGTCCCCTTTTGTATTTTCAAACCATTCTGAGCCTGAATCTAATGTAGGAGCTTGTAATATGAGCCTATCTGAGCTTTCATAAGCAGAAAAGTAGTGATAATGCCCATGTAGAACTATATCTGCATCAGCTGTTGCATTCCTAGAAAAAGCTTGATCTGATAGCCATTTTCTTGCTTTAGCTTGTGAATTACCTGCACCTCTCATCTGATGCCCATGAAGTAACAGTAAAACAGTATCAGAAACCTCTATAGTCATAAATAATTCACTATCTGGAATAATAAAATCTAATGATTTTTTATAATCTGCTGATTCTTGAAATATCTCTTGTAGTTCCTCTGCCAACATAACATCTTTATTATCTGCAAAAGTTGTATAGGCTCTACCATTCTTTCTGTTTTCTCCATGATTACCACCTATAAAACAAACTAAACCTTTACTAAACAATGGCATAATTTCTTTTATTAAGGTGTATATCATCCTCCTAGCTACCTTTTGTTGAGATCTTTCATCCATTATTGTAGTAAATTCTTGCATATTGTAATGATTTGAACAGGATTCAACTAAATCCCCTAATCCTGCAAACAATACCTGCTCTAATGACTCTACTTTCTGGATCTGCTTAATCTGTGCCTTAATCTTAGGAATATAGTCTATAAACCTCTCTATTGCTTCCTCAGTACCCTCTTTACCTATTTGAAAATCTGCTAGTGCAATACAGAATGTTTTTGTATCTTTTACAGGATTTTTATTTGTTTTTTTCTTTAGCTTACCTGCAGAGGATAAAAGCTTTTTAAAGTCCTGATCTGGCATATATTGCTCACTAGAAACAATCTTTGCTTTGAAGTAATAAAGCCTCTCTATATTGCCATTTCCTATGTTAGAATCCCAAAATCTTATTTCTGCTTGATTTTCTATAACTTTGTATTTATGGGCATCTTTACCAAAATATGACTCTAATTGTTCTTTCCAATCCACATCATTTTGCTTTTGTGGGCTAGATACTATTTCTCCTGATCTTGTAGCTTGGCTAAAAGATGCTGATGGCTCAAAGCCTTTGGGATGCTGTATTTTCTTTTTAGTTTGTCTAGGATCTCTATCTTTTACAGTTTTTGCAAACTTTTTAAGATTACTTGATTCTGCCATCTCTATAATCCCTAAAGTATCTCCTTACTGTGTTGTAATTGAGATGTGCAAATTGCTCATATTGATCTACTAAATATTGAGCTGCTGTTGTATCTGATATATATTCTGTTTCAGCTTCTTTAGCCACTTTAAGAAAGATTTTCTTAGCTTCTGGATTATCTAATATAAATCTAGTAGCTGCAAACTGCCCTGTAGGCTTCTTTCCCTGCTGTTCAGAGTATTGTAATAAAGTCATTATTCAACCTCCTATAAGTCTAGGATAGTTAATTACTAAGACATATTTTATTCAGGTTTAGGATTATCTGCTTTAACTTGTGCTATATGATCTGCCCATGTAGTAGTGTCATTAACACCATCCCAATATTGCATATCTAGTTGATCTTGTATTGATCCATAGGCTTCTTGTCTAGCTTCAATATAGCCAAAGTTATAATCATTAAGAATAGAGTTTTTTCTGTCCTCTATTGCTTGATTATATTCTGCATCAGTAAACTCTCTAACTTCATTATTTACTTGAGCTTTCATAGGCTTTGCAGCTTCTACCTCTGCAGTAGCTTGTTCTAGTGCTTGTTCCTCTGTCATATCTCTCCTATCTTACTATATATTTCTTATACTTACTTCTTTAAACCATATAAAGTGAATACACCATTGTCTATGTTTCCACTATCCATAAAATATTGCAGTCCATTTACTGTACTTGTAGAAGTAAAAACTCCTCCACCTTGTTGTCCTACTAATTCTGGTGTAGAGTTTAACTCAGCAACTTCTTTTGTCATAAAAGTATATTCTGAACTGTTGTTAGCATTAAAAACATAAATAACAAAATTAGAACTTTCCCCTGTTGCTGTTCCTATATTAGTTCCCATATCCCAACTTGTTTCATTAGTTGCAGATTGGTTAGCAAAAGCATTACCTGCTCTTAATAATTTACTTGCTCTGTCATAATTTGCAGTTGTATTTGGTGTATCACTTTCAGTAACTCTACATTTAACATCTTCTGTGTCTGTATCACATTGTAAATTACTTACTGTAACCATATACACATCATAAGTGCTATCAATACCTGTTAAAGTTACAGAACTTACTGCTGAACTAACTGTTGTTTCTGCTATTTTTATTAAGCTACCTGCCATTTTTTATTTCACTCCATATACTGATATTGTTACATCAAAATTAATACTTGCATTACTACTAAAAATATTCAAACCTGTAATTTGTTCTGTTACTTTATGTACACCAATTTGCTTTACACCTCTAAATCTATTATTTGAAGTATCATATCCACCTGCACCCTGTCCAAGCATAAATGTATAACTTGAACTGTCATTAGGATTAAAGACATAAACAACACTTCCTGCATTTTCATAATTTCCTAATTGCATTGTGTCATACATATAACTTAAACTTGTAAATCTATCATTATCAAAACTTGTTTCAGCTTTCATTAATAATCTTGCACTATCATACTCATTATCACTAATAACACTTCCCCCACTATCTATCAATCTATGTCTTAAAGAAATAACACCTGCCCCTGTTGTTCTGTAATCAGCAGTATGTCCAACAATTTTATAAACATGATATTTATCACTAAAACAATTTGTAATACTTAAAGTATTAACATCACTTCCTGTAGCAGATTTTATAAATTGTAAATTAGTACTCATTATGAATATTCCTTTATGCCATATAGACTTGCAATTACTGTATCTATATTTCCTGTGTTACCAACTAATCTAATTGCATTTACAGTTTGTGCAGTTGGTTGAGCACCACTACCAAACCAAAATTCTGCTTCAGGTGTTCTAGTCCAAGACATATTGTGTGATGTTACAAAACTATATTTAGAACTATCCCCTAAATTATAAAAGTATATGTAGCCATTAGAATTTTCATTACTTGCAGTTCCCTGATTACCATTTACTCTTATTCCTGCATAACTTGTACTCCTGTTCTCAAAAAAAGAGCCTGTACTTCTACCACTTTCAAAAGCATAATGATAACCACTTGAACTAAAAGAACTTCCACCATTGGTGCTAAATTGTAGCTGTAAAATATTTCCATCTACTATTGGTTTAAATTTTGTAAAAGTCATTAAATGAGTATTGAATTTGTTTTCTTCTATGCTTGTAAAGTCTAATGCTGATGTTGAACTTGTAACTTCTTGTGTTTGTATTAATTCTAATTGTCCATAGTTAGTATATTTATCTGCTCTTGTTAAATCATAAATATCAGTAGGTGTAAAGATACCTTTATTATTGCCAAAACTTTGTTCAGGGCTCTCTGGTATATATCCAAATTCACTACTCATAATTAAACCACCCTGTACAATGTAAAAGTTCCACTTGCTATGTTTCCACCACTTTCAACAAAAAAATTTATTCCATTACAAGATTGTGCAACTGTATGTACTTCTCCACCTTGTTTTCCCATATGGGTAGAACTTGCATTTAAACCTGTCTGCTCAACAGTAATAAATGAAAATTCACTACTATTATTAAAATTATATAAATATAATATACAATGTGCAGTTTCCCCTGTTGCATTACCTGTTCCATTTGCTAATCTCATTTCTGTTTCATTAGTAGCAGATGAGTTACTAAAAGTTGTATCAGTTCTAAGTAATTTACTTGCTCTATCATAATTAGCAGTACTGTCTGCTGAACTATCACTAGCTTTTGTTACCCTTGCAAATAAATCTTTATCATCTGTTGCAGGTATATAACCCATAACTGCAACCATATAAACATCATCACTATCTATGCCTGTTAAAGTAACACTAGCTACTGCACTTGATACTGTATTTGTTGCTACTTGTACTAGTTGTCCTGCCATTAGCTATCAACTCTCAATCCATAAGTGCTAATCTTTCCACCACTTGCAAACTCCCCTGCACTTTCATTAAGTTCTGCTTGAAAACCTGTAATACTATTTAATTGATGTAAGACACCAATTCCTTTATACATTCTATAATTTCCACTAGGTTTTGTTGATGATTGCCACAAACAAAAAGTATAAGAACTTGAACTATAAGGATTAAATACATAAGCTACATTTCCTGCTGATTGTCCACTATCATCTAAAGAGCCAAATACATTCCACAATCTAGCTTCACTTGTACTTCTGTTTTCACTAAAACTTGCTTCTGCTTTCATAGCTTGTTGTGCATAATCATAATCACTTGCACTAATAACACTTCCACTAGAATTAATAAACCTTAAATTAAAACCTGTTGCTGTTGAATTGTTAGCTAGATTAACAGCACCTACAATTTTATATATATCAAAATCACTAGAAAACACATCAGTAATATTTACTGTTTGAACACCTGCTGTTGTTGTAGTTTCATTAATTAATCTTAAGTTACTCATACTAAATTTGTTTCACTCCAAAAAGTTTTATAGTGCCTGTCATTGTACCTGAAATTGAAGTAAATCTTATTCCATCTACTGTACTAGCTTGTGGT